TAATGCTTTTCTGTATTCCTGTTCACCTTCAAGTTTTATTGTTCCACCAAAAGTATTTGAACCTTTAGCCATTTATTTTCCCCTTCCTTTAGTACCATTCATCCTCTGATTTATTTTCATCCTGGAGAATATATACTTTGTCACTCTTTTTGAAGTTATAAATTCTTTTGTAGTTTTCGTAGCACCTGTTGAATTTATACATAGTCATGTGACCTATCTCTTTTTCAGTAAATCCCATTTCTATGCCACACATTAATACCCAAGCAAAGTCAATTGGCTCAGCTTGGGTTTCTAGTTTTTTCTTTCTTCAGTTACTTCTGGATCAGTTGTTCCTAATGTTGATGTTTGAATTACTTCTTTTATGATCCTAGATATTTTTCCTACTCCTACTTCTGATATTAATCTACCGACTTGCTTATCAGTTAGGAATGGTTTCTTTGTGTTATTCTTTTCATTCTCTAAATCTATTCCTTCATTGATTGCTACTTTTATAAAGTATTTAATGTCTTTTATCTTTGGCTCTTTCTTTTCCCATTTCTCATCTACTAATTCTTCACCTTCAATGATATGAGACCAGTTATCAAAAGAGTCATATCTATTCTGAATTTCTTCTAGGACATTAAAACTAAATATCACTGGATATTTTTCTCCATTATTTGTTTCTATATATTTCTTAATTTCTAACATTTTCTTTACCTCATTTCTTTTCATTTCATTATTCAAAAAAAATAGGGCTATTCATTACGAATAGCCCTCTCACTAAACATTAGTACTAAATAAACTTGTTAAATATGTTACTGCTTCTGTTTCATCATCAAATGTTGCATGCTTTTCCCATGTTCCATCTTTTAGAGGGAATATAGTTCCTTCTACCGATGGTGTAGTAAATTCTAAACTTTCACCTTTGGTTTTTGCATCCTGCATGAATGGTTTGAATGTTACTTTAGGGAAGAACTCAACTTTATACTTTCTTTGGTGATTTACTATCTTTGTTACAATATGACCAAATCCAATTGGTATTGGAGTATCTGTTGTTTTACTTGTTACCTCTACTACATCTGAATCTGGTAATGTTGCTACCGTATTTCCTAGTAACACAGCAAACTTTGAATCATCTGCTTCATTTATTCCAAGTGTAATTGTTCCATTTGTAACAACACTTTCTTTTTCATCTAATGTATCATCATCATATAATGTAGCTTCTGCAACATTTAATGAAACTTTACATTCGATGGCTCCTGCTAATTTACTTGGTGTTTCATATACACAACTTGGAAGTGTATTTCCTTCAGTTGTTAATGCTCCATAAGTAAATTGTTTTAACCCAATATTAGGCATCTTCTATTTCTCCTTCCTTACAAAAGTTTACTGGTACATGGAAGTATTTTGTATCTTCTTCATACATTTCTGAAGCTACATCCGTTACCAAGAAACCATTGTTCTTTAATATTCTTTTGACATCTTCTAGTATGTCTTTGAAATTTCCTTTGCTGAATATATCAATTGTTCCATAAGCTATTTCAATATTATTTTCATCATCACAAAAATCATCTGGTTCTTCTTTCCAGGTGTAGTAAGTAAGATATGTATTTGCATTTCCTGTATATGTCATGTATTCAATTGGCACTTCATAATTCTCAAATGCTTCTTCTATTAAAGGGTTTATATTCATTTCTTATTCATCTCCTTCTGCTCCACATTTTTCATGGCTGAATATACTGCATTCTTCGAACTTTGTATTGCAGGTCTTACAAATGGAGTAGCACTTCTTTTTGTTGTTCCATATTCTATCCACATAGCTTTGGCTGAGTTACTCATTCCGTTTCTGTCATCACCCATAAATTTTACTCGACCAACTGGATTTCCGTTTCTATCGATAACGGCTTTAGTTGGTTTAACGGAATTAGCCATATCTCCTGTTTTAGAATATTTCCTGCTACTCTCCCTAATGTATTCTGCCATTACTTTCTGTCCTGCTTCTATCATATTTAGAAGCATTTCTTCTGAATGCTGTCCTTCTTTTAGTATTGCATCTGGATCAAGTTTTATATCAAGACTCGCCATTTAAATCAGTCCTCTTTCCAATAATTTCTGTGTAATGATTTTCTTCATTGTAGTTGTTTATGAAATCAATTGTGTAATAATGATCGTTGTACTTTATTGTGTACATTGTATTGATTTCTGTCTTTGGTGTTCTTATTAAAAATCTAGTGGTAGCATTTTCAAAACTTGCATTGGATGTTATCAAAGTTTTTCCAGAGGTATTGCTTACACTTGCATGTGTACGAAGTATTACTCTCTCTGTTGGTACTTTGAAACCATCTCTGTCTTTTGTCATTTCTAATTTGATTATCTGAATTTTCTTTTTAAATTCTCCTGGATTTATATTCATGGCATTCTCCTATAATAAATTATTCTGATGCATTCCAAGGGTTGTTTTTAGAACTAGATTTACTTTATCTTTGTCTACTAGCATTGATCTATCATCATACATATCCTGTGCTATTACAAGTACTGCGAGAGTTATTTCATCGTAGTCATCTAGCTCAGAATCAGTATACCCAGTGTATGATTTCACATATGCTTTAGCTCCATTTAAAAACATTTCTAATTCATCTGTTTCATCTTCAGTTAACTCTTCACTATTTAGTTTCAAAAATGTTTCTAGGGTTTCTATCGTTATTTCACTTACCTTCATATTGCCACCTCTTTAAAAAAATAGAGGATGATTTCTCATCCTCTTATTCTAGTTTGAATTTCCTGTTGATGCATGCATTACAAGTTTAGCTAATCTTTGCTCATCTTGTACCTTTGCATCTAATTCTAACCATGCATTTACACCAATTAAATGTTGATCAGAATATTTTTCTCTTAAGATTTCTAACTCAATTTCTTTTGGCATCTTTGTTGCTAATCCTTTGTAGTCACCATAGTAGATTACTGTATTTCCTGCTTCCATATCTGGCATGTTATCAGATACATAAACATCTTTACCTAATAACACTGATCCAAATGCTGATGTAATATCATCTTGTAATAAGTATCTACCATTTGAGTCTTTTAATTTTCTTAAGTAAGTTCTAGTTGATTTAGACATAATATAAAATGCATCTTTCTTAAATGTATCTTTGATACTATCATCTAAGTCAATTAATTCATCGGCTGTGATTTCATCTTCTGTTGCTGTAGTAATTGTATTTGATACTGTAGATAAACCTTCAATTTTATCATTAGTTCCTAATAACAATTCTCTTTCGATAAACATTGCTATTGCTTCTGACATTTTATTTACTACATAATTTACTAAATCAAAGTCAGAGTTATTGATTAATGATTTAGATATTTTAGTTAATGCACTTGCTAGATATCCTGTTAATTGGATTGATCTAAATTGACCAACACTTGAATCTGGAGTTTCACCTTCATTAGCATATCTTACTTCTATGGCTGTTGTATCCTCATCATAGTATGGTAAGTCTAGATTTCCTTTTACATTATATCTATCAGACTTTTCGAAGATAGGACAAATATCATAAACTCTAGAGATGATTCTGTCAGCAATAGATGTTGGAATTACTGCTCCATTATCAGCTTTGGTTAATGAATTAGCTCTTTCTTCAACTACACCTCTGATGTAATTTGCAAAGGCTCTTTCTTCATCCTCTTTCTTTTCTTTTTCTTCATCTTCTTCAGTCTTTGTTTCTGTACCTTCATCTGCAGGTACTTCTTCTTTTTCTTTGTTATCTTCTAACTCTTTTATTCTATTTATTGTAGCTGTTAGACTTTCTACACTTTGAGCTAAATTATCAAACTCTGTTCTTTCTTCATCTGTGAATGCTCTTTCTTCTGTTTCGATAGTTTGCTCTAAAGTTTCCATTTGAGAAATGGTATCATTTCTCTTTTCTATTAATCCTTTTAAATTCATTCTTTAAAATCTCCCTTCAATTTTTTGATTTTGTTTTTGTAAGTTTCATAGTATTTACTTATTCGCTCATCAGCTTTTGTTTCAGCTTCTGGCTTTTCTTCTTCATGCTTTTCTTCTTTAGTTCTTTCTTCTGGTTCAACTACATTTATGGTTACATCCTCAAAGTCTGTTGTTCTTATTTGCATTTCTTCTGCTCTTTCTTCTATGGATGTTCCATCATATGCAGGAACCATTTTGTCATCGATAATTGAAACCTCAAAGAGATTTAATTCTTCAACGACTCTATGTTCTATACCACTTGCTAGCTTGGATATCTTTTGCCTTAATGGGCTAAATCCAAAGCTCCAACCTCGAAGTTTATTTTCTTTGGCTGACCTAATTACCTCTGGGCTTGTAATAGTGCAAGTCGCACGAAGACCAATATTATCTTCACGAAGGTCTACTGTTCCTTCTTTAGTTGATCCCAATACTTTGTTGTGATCATGATCTAATAAACAAAGTATGTTGTTAGCTCTTTTTATGGCTCTGTCGAATGCTTTTGGTTCAATTTGTTCTACAAATGTTTTTCCTGATTCATGTAGTTCTTTGCTATCTCTAGCAACTGCATTTACATAGCCATCTAGAATAACTGAATTATTCCTTATTTCTATTTTCATCTGTTTCTTCACCCCCTGTTTCTAATGAAGTAGTTGTACTGGTATTTGGTACAAATATTTCTTTATTCTGTGTGTTGTAGAACACATCTGCTAAACTTAATTTGATGTAATCAAATCCATATGGTTTTAGATCCTCTTTTTCTCTTACCTCATCTAGTGTTAGGAAGTTAGAATTTAATGCTATTTGATATGCCTCGTATCTTTCTTTTAGTGATCCTCTTAAAATGTTTGTAGTATCAAATTTGAAGTAGTATCCTTTTTCCTTTTCTTTTTCTAAAAGTAAGTCTTTGTTTAAGCTACTTTCCATTGCATTTAAAAAAGGTATGATGGCTTCCTTGATGGTCTTATCGTAATCATCAAATATTCCACATACCTCATAGATTTCTTTATCTAAAGTATTCTTCTTTTCATTCATCTGTAGCTCTACACTAGATGATGAGCTTTCTGCAAATTCCAAACCATCATTTAGCACTATTACATTCTCTGAATTTTTATTTGAATATAATCTTTTCCATGCCTGCCTTAATGCATTCATGCTAGCTTCTGATAATTTGTTTTTTGATTTCAAAAATCCCTTTTTGTTACCACCTGTTTTCACCAGGTTATCCTCAAGTTCTAATGTTAGATATGCTGTTTCTAATAATTTAGAACTTTGAGCAAGTAATCCCTGTCCTGTTACTCCATCTTCACTCATTCTGGTTATCTTTATAAAATCGTAGTCTGAATATTTTTTGCCACCTACTAATATTTCGTATGACTTAAATATTGGATCTATTGCTTTTATGATTGATATGTCTTGGTTCTTTACATAGTGAAGTGATAGGAACTGGTTTCTCTTTTTATTTATGAAAATAAATGAGCTACCATGAATTAAGTAATCCTTCACGATAGCTCTTTTTAA